GACACAGTCAGGAAATTGTGATAAAACATAAGAAATTAATTAAAAGGTTGAAAGAGGATTCGGTATGCTGCAAAAGAGGGGGGCAAATTCAGTTTAATAAAATTGGAAATTGCGAGAAAGGAGAAAAGTATGCTTACAATATTAAACTCAGAAAGCTTATGGATTGGAACAGACATGATACAATTTAATGCGATCAGGGATATCTTGGATCAGGAAAAGATTAAGTACAAATACAAAACATACAATCACTTAGGAGAATGGGCAGGATCAGGAACACTTCGTGGAAACTTTGGAAGTGTGGGGAATCCTACATCACAGTCCATACAGTATGAAATTTTTGTGGCGAAAAAAGACTTAGAAAAAGCACAGGCTGTAATGTGGAATTTGCTTAGATAAAGTAGATACATGATGATAATGAAGAAAGGAAAGATACTGTATATTACTAAAGTGATATGCAGTGCCATTCTTTTTATGGTATAATAATTTTGCAATGTTAGGAAATGGCTTAAAATGGTCATTTCCTAACATATGTGTTACTGATTTGTTACTTGTTGAATGGAAATTTATTATTTCAACAAGAGAATAGTATCTCTCAATTGTTCCACTGTTTTATGATTATAAACCCTATTTCCAACATCTTTAGATTTGTGCCCCATCAGCATATCAATACACTTTCTATTACCACCTGCATTATCAAGGAATGTTTCAAAAGTATGTCTAGCTTCATGAGGAGTTTTCTTCTTCTTTGTTATATAGGAAATAACAGTTTTCCATTCTTCATAAAAATCCCCTTTTTTAAATTTAGATCCTTCATCAGTTTCTAAAAAATATTCATTACTTTTCTTTAGTCGATTTTTCACAAACGGCATGATACGAGGATGGATTGGCACAATTCTATTCTTCCCTGAAGAAGATTTGCTTCCGCCTTTAAAATATTCTTCTTCAAGATTGATCTGATCACATGTCATATTTAACAATTCCATTAATCTGAATCCGGTGTAAATATAGATTAATACAATATCTACATTTTTTTGATCAGATATTTTCCACAGAGCTTCAACTTCTTTTTCAGTGAATGGAGTGCGTTTAGTTTCTCCCTGTTCTGTGCTGACAGAAATTATTTGAGAATACATCTTATCTATAATGTCTAATTCAAATGCAAAATTATCTAAATGCCACCAAAGTGCTTTGATATGAGATTGTGTAGCGTAACTACGACCACAATCGTCCATGGTTGCTTGCATATGATAAGCTCGTATTTGCCTATATTTCTTTCCGTACAGTTTTTGACAATGTTTATAAGCTGCTTTAAGTGTATATAAACGAGAACTTCCAAGTTTAGGAGCTTTTACTTCAAGCCATCGCTTATATAATTCTGCAAGAGTGACGCGATTGCGATCAATATTCCAAGGATTATCATTGTACCTGGCTAAAATAATATTTGCTTCTTCACGAGTAGCAGCATAGTCCACTGGGACCTGCCTTCCGTGTCCATCTTCATCATATGTAGTAACTTTGATCACATAAGGGCGCGAACGATTACCTTTTAATTTTGTCACACTGCCGTAGCCGTTTGGGTTTCTTCTTGCCATATATCATCATTCCTTTCTAAAAAAGGGTACAAAAAATACACCCTTATCAAATTGTAATTTTGCAGGATGTATGATATAATTCTGGTGTTCAGTCAGAGACATATCATACACTACAATGTTGATAGGTTTCTAAATTCCGTCTGGTTGGTAGCCAGACGGTTTTCTTTTATTTAAGTTTCCAACGGTGACCGCAATTTTTACATATGCATTCTAGTTTACCTTTTTTTCCAAGAATTGTTCCGCCAGCTATAGCACCAGCAGGTCCTAAAAGTAGTCCGCCGACAATTCCTTTAGAAATAGAGAGCTTTTTATTTCCATCAAATATTTGAATGTCTGAAGAATTATCACATTTAGGGCATCTGATCGCCGGCTTTGATTTTTCTTCAGCAACTTTTTTAGTATCTTCAGCAATTATAAGTTTTTCGTTATGAAATCGGTTAGTATATTTGTTTGAAAATGTTATTGGTGCAGGTTGTTTGGAAGCATAGAAATCATCAATTATTGGTTTTAATTCCTTTATATTAAGGCCAGTTCGATTCATACATTCTTTTATAGCATAAGCTTTTGAATCAGGATGAATAGAATATATTTCTTCTAGCAAAGTTTCAGAAACCGTAATTTTGGAATTTACGATATCTTTGGTATTACTTTTAATATTTACGATTTCCTCTGTTGGACAACCACAATTAGGACAAGCAGGTGCTTTATCTGAAAATTCTTTGCCGCATTCTGTACAAATTATTAAACTCATGGTACTCACTCCTTTTATAAAATGATTTAATTAAGATAGTGGTTAACGATACTTGTCAATAATTTCTTTGGCTTCTTTTAACGGAACACCAGAAACTTTTCTGTATTCTTTTACAGCATCAACAACATTTTTTTCATTTCTTAAACACAATTTAGCTAGCTGTTCTTCAGAAGATGTACGAGGATTTTTCTTTTTAGAATTAGAAGAAATTTCATCAAAAACAATATTGAGAGAAATAGAACAATTATTGCAAAATCCTCCTTTTTCAGATATATCAATTGGCAATTTAGGATAAATAGAACTTTTTCCACTAATAGAAAACTGCTTATGATTGTACGCTTTACATATAGGGCAAGAGTTATTTGTTGTTAATAAAACTATATCTTCATTATATTTTTTACATCGACTAAGTGTATCCTTAATTTTAGGCAAATTAAAAGAGCGTTTATCTCCGAAATGATTTAATATTTTTTCTTTTTCTTCAGCAGCAGCTTCAAATTGCTTATCGTATTCTAAATATTTAACCAAACGCATATATTCTTTTTCCATAAGCAATGGCCGATCTTCATAATCTGATAATTCATTTGATTTTCTAAGGCAGGCAATTGCCAAGTCCATTCTATGATTTCTCTTATGCTCTGTAGCTTTACGCTGTAAAACATAATAAATATTATCCTTAAGTGGGTCTCCGGTATGATAATTTTTTGCTGGAACCGGTATAGCATTTATTCCTTCTAAAGAGTCCATATCATAAAATACAGATTTCGATTTTTTAGGATTTTCTTTTTTAAAAAAGTTAAATAACCCCATAATTACTCCTTTACTATGTATAATTAAAATTTAGCTCGTAATTCCTTGACCACTCCAATGATACGGACAGGTTTTTCTGCAATTTCTCTATTGGAAAAATACATCGGTTCATAACTTGGATTGGTAGAAATTAAAGCAATTCCTTCAGCATATTTTTTTAATCGTTTACAGGTTGCCTCATTGCCATTAACAACAGCAATTACAATATTATCAGTTTCCGCATCATCCTGCTGACGAACAATAACAACATCTCCATCCTTCATTCTTGGCTCCATCGAATCGCCATGAATCTGTAATCCGAAAAATTCTCCAGTAGATGCCATATCTTGTGTGATTTCTTCTGTGTCAATAATTTCTTCAATACAGTCTATTGGGATACCGGCAGCTACTCGTCCTAGTACATTGATAGTAACTCCGTTCTTTTCAGATTTATTATTAGAAATGAATTTTTCTTTCATAGGGACATCAAATCCCATTAGCCATACCGGATTAACATCTAATACCTTCGCCATTTTACCACTACTTATATTAGATGGGGCGTGCGATCCATTCAGATATTGACTGATTGAAGCTTTGCTTACACCAGAAACATTTGCTAATTCTTGAGGAATCATATTAGCGTTAGATAAAGCAAGTGCTAGTCGATTAGCAGTTATAGGATTTTTCATTTAACGATACCTCCTTTCTTCTTTATATACAGTTTATCACAAAGGGGTTAAACAATCAAACAAAAAGTTAAATAATATTAAACTTTTGTATTGACACGGGAGTTAAACGGTGTTAAACTTTAAGTACACCAAAAGAGAATATGAAAGAAGGTGAGAACAAATGGGCTACACATACGATAAATTAAGAGGTAAAATTATCGAAAAATATGGCAGCCAAGAAAAATATGCAGAAGTTTTAGGAATCTCAACAAATTCTTTATCCAAGAAAATGACAGGAAAGACAGGATTTTCACAGAAAGATATTGTAGAATGGGCAAGACTTTTGGATATTGATAAATCGGAATATGGACAATATTTTTTTAATTAAAAAGTTAAACGATGTTTAACTAAATAACCAGGAGGTGAGAAAGACGAAATGATTTTTAAAGAACTCTTAGAACTTCATAAAGATAAAGATTTCAGAAGAAGAATGGTCCTTCCATATATTTCTTTAACGTTTTCGGTCATCACATTGATTATTGTTTTTGCATAAATGATAAGAAATCGAAAAGTTATTTGGTAAGAACAAAGGAGATGAGAGAAGTGAAAGTTCTAAAATACATAGCCATCGAATGTAAAGAATGGGCTATAGCGATAGCAGAAGTATGCAAAGAAGATAAGGCGGCAGCCTATGGATTATTTCTCATAATTGCAGAACTTATTTGGTTATTCATTGGACTGCCGTATGTGGTTATACATTTTCTTTAATGAACAGATGAAAGTATATTGATGATTAATGATGCGATAGAGCAAATAAAAGCAAGACTAGATACAACATGGGGATACCAAGTTCGAAATAAGTCTTTTCTTCGGAAACGTAAATACATCAATGCTTTATCGCTGGGACGATAAATATCGTAACGATCAGGATCATTATCTAAGAGATTATATTTTAACAAGAAAGAATATTTAGGATTAGATCGAACGGTATCTTTTGAGATGCATCCATCGTTTCTAAGCTTTTTAAGAATATGGATTTGTTTAAACGAAAATTCTAAATCTTTAAATGATGTTGACATAATAATTTCTCCTTTGTGTTTTTAGAAGATTATAACACAAAAAATGAATAAAACAGATGGCTTAATCCTCTGTCCGATACACGTAACCCCGAAACCCTCCCTAAATTGGTTAAGTATTAAAAATAGCACTCAATCGGACGGAGACTTAAGCCATCTGAAGAAAGGCAGGTGATAAAGGTGTTCAGGGACAGGCTTAAAAAAGTAATGGCAGATCAAAACATCAATCAAGTAGAGTTGTCCAGAATCTGCGGTGTAAGTAGATCGACCGTCAGTAAGTGGCTGTCTGGAGATTCGGAACCAACAAAAGCGAGACGAAATGAGATTGCAGAAGCATTTGATCTTCCAGAGAATTACTTCGAAGAGATAGTAATTCCTAAAAAGAAAATAGAGACGTTAACCCCGAAAGAAGTTGCGTATTTGATGGGAATGGGTGTTCCAACAATCGAAAAAGGACTGATTCAAGGGATTTTTCCATGGGGATATGCAATCCGGACAAGTGAAAATAAGCATAGATATTTCATAAATGCAAAAAAGTTTTTTGCAACTGAAATGATAAGTGTTTGAGAAAGGAGCATGAGATGAAAAGCGAAACAAAAGCCATGATCTGCACGGCAGCGGTGCTGATCGCAATGGGAATATTTAAGGAATTAGCAGCGTTGTGTTTGATTACAGCGCTGATCTATGAGGAAGGAGTGAAGAAATTTGATAAACGAAGTTGAGATTTTGAAAGAACTTGATGAACGAATTGAGTTTCAAGGGATAATCGTTGAACATTCATATACTGGAAATAGATCAGGAAATGTAGCGTATGAACAAGGGAGATTCGATGAAATAAAAGCACTTCGGGATTTTATAAAAACAAAAAGTGCCCACGGAGCAGCAACTCCAATGAGCACGGACATAAATAGTCTAACACAAGAAACAGTATATCATAAAAAGTCAGGAATGTCAGAAGAATTTTTAATTAACTGTGACACGAAAATAATAGAAGCAGGATTGTGTCTGGCACTTGGGTATAATGAAACAGGAGAAAAGAAACTGATAGAAGTCAGTCACATGATGCTAAAAAGAGTTATAGACAGCGTGACTCCAATGACAAATCATATGGTTCCGCATATGATCGCGGCACTAAGATATGTAGCAGACGCCCTGGAAGAAGAATCGGATGATAATACAAAAAAGGTAGTAGCAATAGCAGAAAAGATGATAAAAGCATTAGAAATAGACTTTGGAAAGGAAGAAGTCAATGAGACTAACAATGAAGAATCATAGCAGCAATACATACAGAGCATCTCTGATCAGACAGGATAATAACTGTCTGGTTGGGGATGTAGTAAATAAATTAGGCAGATATGAAGATATTTGCGAAGATTTACAGGAACTTGAAAAGATAGTAAAAGAGCATAAAAAAGAACTCACAAACTAAAGTGAGTTCTGATTTTTATCTCTCTATCAGAGAAAATTACTTCATTAATATTATATCAAGTTCTCCGTACAAAGGCAAGAAAAATAGCGGTTGAAATACCGCTGTTTAGACTTGCTAAAGGTATTAAATCTGAGACAAAAGGAGAATGACATGCCATACATAGAAAAGATAGTAACAGCAGGGAGAACAATAGAGATCCAAAGATATTACAGTCACAGGATACATCCCAAGGGATGCAAGAGACAAAAGAAACAGAAAAAGACAACAGAATCACAGAAAAAGATTAATGTCAGAAAAGCGATAGATAAATTAAGGTGGCTGCTGAATGAAAATTTCACAGGTGGGGATATGCACATTCGTTTATCTTATGCAGGTACAAAGCCTGATTATGATCAAATGAAAGAGGATAAAGCGAAATTCCTAAGAAAGCTTCGAGCAGAGGTTAAAAAGCAGGAGAAAGAATTAAAATTTGTCCATGTGTTCGAGATTGGAAAAAGAGGCGCCAGACATCATCATTTAGTAATCAATTCAATAGACAGTAAAACATTGAGGGAATGTTGGCCACATGGGAGTGTCTATGTGAGCTTGTTAGATGATACTGGCCAATATGGGAAGCTGGCATCTTATCTGATCAAAGAAGTAACAGAAAAAGGAGAAAAACTACCGAGAAGATATTCTCCATCAAAGAATCTGAAGATTCCAGTAGCAAAGAAAAGAATAATCCTCGAACGAAAATTTTTTAAAAGAGATCCAAGACCCAAGAAAGGATATTACATTGACCAGCAAAGTATATTTTCAGGATTCACGGCCGATGGGTATCAGTTTTTAAAATATATTCAAGTGAAAATATTGAATCAGTGGAGGAAAGAATGAAACAGATAGACATTTACATATACACAGTGTCACACAGCAGAGGAAGAGGACCAGCGGTGTTTAGAGCTGTACTGGAGTTTATAAAAGCAGATGGAAAACCATATACGTTAGATGTAAATGGTGGGGATATGGAGACAACAATCAACAGAATCACGATTAAGGCAGCAGTAACAGCGCTGAGAAGAATAAAACTCAATCAACCCTATGAAATAAGAATTCATGCGGATTGCGACTACTTTGAGCGTATGTTAAAAGCAGCAAGGGTATATGCCGAACATGATTGGAAAACAAAAGCCGGGAAAGAGATCGCTAACGCGGATCTGTGGAAAGAAGTTTATATATTCAAGAAGACAAATCATGTAACAGCTGATAGTGATCTGTTAGAGCGTTATGAATGTAAAGATGAACTGGAGGATAAATTAAAGCTATGGAAATATATGAGTTAGAAGCATTTTTGGGTGGATTTAAGGACGAGGAAAAAGTCGGGATCATGGAGAAGCATCATATTGTGTTTAGAAGTCAGGGTGGTTGTGATTTTTATTACAACATGATTGAACTTCCAACAGGTCTACATAAAGGGCGGAGAGGTCCGCATATGTGCAGAGAAACCGACGTATTTCTGAAAAGAGGTGTCCAGAAAGCATTATTTGATGAATTTGGCACAGAAAGAAAGACCGCGGAAGAAATCGTGCACTTGTGCTGTCCAATGAATCGAAGAAGCGAGAAGAAATTATATAAACGTCTGGAAAGTGCAAAAAACTATGGTGGCAAATACGAGCCAGAGGATGCAGTACGTGCGATCATGGGCGGTAAATTGTATTAGGAGGTGTGATCATGTTTGACATATATGGAGAGATGGAGACAGCAGCAGAAATCAACGATGTGGCTAGAAGCCTAAAGGAAGAAGGAGAAAGAGAAAATCTGGACAAGTTATGTGCTGAAAACGGCATAGATGCTGAATTGGCGCAGATGTTTTGGAATGGAGAGATTGATTTTGTCACTGATCAGCTAATGGCAGCAGTCGGAAAGCTAGACATGGAAGTAAGAAAGGAAAAGGGACAGAATGGATATTTAGAATCTATTGCCAATTTCTTAAAAGTTGAAGCAGAGAAAGATCAAGATTTAGCGATCGCCATCCGAAAGAAAGGAAAGAAGTTAACAGATGCATACAGGGCAGCAGAGAATGAAGCAAGAAAGATGAAAAAATCTGGAAGCAATTGCGTAGCTATGAGAGATAAAGACGTGTTTGAGATTGTTGGAAGATATTACAAAGAAGGTGCCAGAGCATGAAAAAGAAAACAATAGAAAAGATACCGTTCTTCGGAAAGAAAAAGATTCATAGATTAGGCGACTGCTTCATAATCGATGGAAAATGGATTGACGGAAAGACAAATGATATCAATGCAAGAATCTGCTTAAGGGAACATGAATACGCAAATTACATTGAAGGTGTCGGATGGAATACAAAATGTTTAGAAAGCTGGTGGAAGTACAGCGATGATCAATTTAAAGTAGAATTGGAATTGAGTAAGAAAGAGAAAAAGGAATTATCTGATTTTTACGAACAAAACAGAAGAAAGAATTGGGGTTGGAAAGAAACAGAACCAAACAGACAGATCCACGAAATTGAAGAAAGGATCAATAGTGAAAAATCAGAAAAGCGTCATGAAAAACGAATGCAGAAGATCAAAGAGAAATCGGAAGAAATCAGACCGATTACAAAAGGCTTAAGACAATGGGCAGAAAAGCAAATGGAATCATATCTGTTTTACAAGGAATCAACAGGATTCTGTGGAAAGTGTGGACAAAAGGTAAAACTAGACCGCAGGAAACAAAAGATAGCACACAACAAAAGAGGAATTTGTCCAAGCTGCAAAAAGAGGATTATATATAAGGCAGCAGGACTACAATCGTATATTGAGGATTCTATCAAAGTGGTAAGATTCCAAAAAACAAACATCGGAATCGCTGCAATAGAAAGCTTGGTAGTGAAAAATTCGTTTGCAGAAAGCAAAGAAAGCGTAAGAATAGCAGATCGTTTTATATGGTTCATAGAAGAAAATTACAAGTTATTCAATGAACTTGCAGAGGACCCAAGCAAAGAAGCCTACTGGTATGATACAGGAGCAATGAATGTAGGAAAGGCAAGGATCTATCCAAAGAATTTGAAACAAATAATCAAGGATACATGGCTAGAACATAGCGGTATTGATGTCGTTGCATCCTGGAAGGGCAAACAGGAACAGTATGAAATGATTATTGAAAATTATATGCAGCACCCACAGTTAGAACTTGTAATTAAAGCAAACATGCGAAAACTGACAAGGCAATTATGGAGATATGACAGTTTTTTAAATGTGGGCACAAAGCTTAACGAAGTTTTAGGACTTACGAAAGCAAATATGAGAAAAGCAAGAGATTATGATCTTGGAAGAGACGAGATTAGAGTATTACGAAATGATCCAGATGGAAAACTGACAGACGATGAAATTATCGCATTATCCAATGCAGGGCATCATCTAATAGCATTGAGAACGTTCACAACAATTAAGAAAATAGCGAACTACACACGCAAGGGACACGATGCAGGGATATGGCTGGATTATTTGAAAATGGCACAAGACTTAGGCTATAACATGAAGGATAAAGCTGTACTGTTTCCGAGAAAATTAAAAGACAGGCATGATGATCTGACAAAGATCATGAAGATTCAAGGAGACAATATAAGAGAAAAGAAATATCAGCAAAGAATCCAAGAACTGAAAGCATTGTACAGCTATGAGACGAGCAAATATAAAATCATAGTTCCGAAGTCTCTAAAAGAGATCGCAGAAGAAGGACGAAACTTACACCATTGCGTAGGAACTTACACAGAAAAAGTAGCTGAAGGAGAAACAGACATTCTGTTTATCAGGAAACAGGGAGAAGAAGATACCAGTTACTACACAATGGAAGTTAGAAACTTAGAAATTATACAGTATCGTGGAGCATACAATAATCTGCACGATAATCCAGTACCGAAAGAAATAGATCAGCTTGTGAGACAATTTCACAACGCATTGATTAAGAGAGTAAGAAAGGCAGCGTAATGGAAGAATATCATCAGATCACACTAAACGAATATATCAGTATCAAAGAGGACATCAAAAGAAGACTTAACCATCTGGCAGAGAGCTTTGTAGCGATCGGCTATAGATTAAAGCAGATCAGAGACACAGAAGCATACAGACAGGATGGATACAATACAATCTATGAATTTGCAGAAAAAGAACTTGGATTAACAAAATCTCCAACAAGCCGATTCATGGCGATCAACGATAAATACAGCGTTGGTGGGAATAGTCTGGAATTAAGAGAAGAGTTCATTGGTTTAGGAAAAAGCAGATTATCTGAAATGCTAACGATGGATCCAGAAGATTATGTATTGATCACAGCTCAGACAAGCATAAAAGACATTCGAGAGATTAAGCGAATGGAAAAGGCAGCAGGAGAGAATGAAGTCTTGACAAAGTTTCAAGAGGTCCTAAGAAAAGAGTATGCATCAAAAGACAGAAGAAAAGAGCTGATTGAGATCGCTAACGCAAAGTGCATTGACGATCTCAAGGCAGCAGTTATCCCAGAAGGCTACAGGCTCATGAAAAAAGGAGTTCTGGTAATCAAATTTGAAGATGAGAAGATTACAGTCCGCACCATGGGAGTATCCGGAGTGCAGGAGCTAACATGGAGTGAAATCTTAAATGAATATGATCAGGCATTTGATTTAGGGACAGCAGATCCATGGAAAGCTACATACGGAGAGATAGAGGAAGAAGTTAAACCAGAACCAAAAAAAGTAGAGAAAAAGCCAGAGTCGAAAAAGCTGACAAAAGCAGAATCTAAGCCAGTTGCGACATCGCAACAAGAAGAACAAATTGTTGGCCAAACAAGCATTGAAAAAGATTTTCCAGAATGTCTTCCAGAAGATTTGAAAGTTGAAATTGAGCAGACAAACAAGGTAGAAGTACCGGAAACAGTTATGGATGATCGCAGGCATAAACTCAAATTGGCTAAGATGTTCTTTAATGACATGCAAACAGGCAGAAAGCCGTTTGATCTACAGAAGAATGATCGAGAGTATCAATTAGGCGATGTAATCGAATATAGAGAAATGGACAATGGAGAACCGACAGGAAGAGTGATTGAAAAGGAGATCACCTATATTCTGGAAGGATTCGCAGGACTAAAAGAAGATTATTGCATATTAGCATTAGCTGATATATAAGCGTAAAAGGAGAGAAAGACATGGAAGAATTAACAAAGGCAGTCATTGACTTACAATCTTATGGACTGAAATTGTATACGATCGAAAAGATGGTAAGAGATATTTATAAATCAGCAGAGGAATTAAAAAAACCGTTGAATAGTAAAACTATAAGAAATGTTACTAAATAACGTGCACAATCAGCAATGCTGATTTTATATACCACAAGTAACTATTAAAACGCATAAGAAACAAAGATCTATTAGCCTACTGCCGAAAAGGCAGCAGGCGGAAAGGAGAACAGACAGCTTAGTTCTCTGCCTGATTAAGATTCTTTAGTAACTATTAACAAGTAAAACGATCACAAACATATTTTTTTAGATTCTTTTAAATGTAAATTTTTTTAACGATACTAGATTTAGTTTTTACAATTATTTTTCAAATCACAAAACCCAAAAAAGAATCACAATGAATTATACGATCAAGCAAAAAGAAACAGAACAATGATCACGGATAATGCATTGGCTCAGGTAGAGAACTAAGCTGTCTGAAACAAAAATATGCAGTATACAGAAGATTTCAAAAGAGGAATCGTAAGAGCTCTTATAGCATCAGGAATGTCACGAAAAGAGTTTGCAGATAAAGCAGAAATTGGTGTTGGAACATTAAAAAGATGGGTAGCACAGTACAAAGATGAAGAAGTACCTAAAGTAGATCGTAAAAAATACAGTGAAGAATACAAAAAAAGTATCGTAAAAAATATGATCTATGACGGAATTACCTGTGAGTCGATGGCAAGAGAAACAGGAATCAGCCGACAGTTGATAGAATACTGGGATAGTAAATATCGATATGATGTGATCGATGAAGTTGAAAGAGAAACTTTGCAGAGGAAAAAGAAAAAAGTTAAGAAAGCAACATCATGGCATCGGTACGGATCAAGTGCTGGAAGATACGAATAGGAGAAAGAAAATAATGGGAACGATTAGAGACAGAGTAGGAAAGATTCACATGTACACTCACGGAGTAAGCTTCGGAATTCCAGAGTATCTCGCAGAAAAAGGACTAGATGTAAATATAGAATATGTTGGAGATGGAACGGAAAATAGTGTACTGGCAATCGAAATATTTAAAACTAAAAAAGTAGAAAAGGAAGAAGAACATGACAGATTCAGATAAAGAAGTATTATATGCATGGGAAAGAGATAGAATTTTCTCAGAAGATTATAAAGGAACATTTGATTCAATCAAAGAATGTATTGAGGATGCTAAATCAGAAGGATTTAAGCCTGGACAAATGATTTACATCGGGAAATGTATAGAACCAGATATTAGTTGCGGAGTGTTGTTTGACAGAGTGTTAGAAGATGTACAAGATGCAATGTATTCTGATTATGGAGATAATGCAGAAGATTGGGATTTGTCTGTAGGAGATATAGAAGAAAGACAAGAAATATATGATAAATACGAGAAAAAATTAACAGATCTAGTAGAAGACTATATTAAAGAGATTGGAGCAAAACCTAATTTTTACGATGTTGTAGATATAAAGCCTATTATTATCGAATAAAAGGAGTGATACATAATGGCATATAGAGATTGTCCGTGTCTTAAGTGTAATTCTGGAAAAGAAAGAGAAAAGAGGATTGAATGTAGAAGAAAATGTACACAATTTGTCGCATGGAAGTTAAGCATGCAGGCGATTAGACAGAAAAAGAAAGAAGATAAAGACAAATATTACTCAACGACTAAAAAGAAGTTTTATGAGAGAAAACTAATGAAACAAAAGTCGGGGAGAAAAATATGATGAATCCATGTGAAGCCTGTGCAGAGATAATCTGCATGGGCATTTGTGACAATCAGATTAAGAAAATAATGAAATCAAATAAGGCAGCAGATAATAGGAGGGGAGAATGTGGACAAGAATGTACTGATCCAATATTGTGACATGAAAGAAGAAATTAAAGATTTAAGGAGAAGAATCACAGAGACTGAAAAGCAGATCTTCAGAATTGCAGAAGAAGGAACTGTAAAAGACACAGTAAGCGGCGGTATGGGTGGAATACAGCATTTTGTAGTGGAAGGTATGCCGGTACCAGAACTTAGCCGAAAGAGATTATTGCTTAATAAGCGAAAAGCAATGTTGCTCGAAAAGGAAAATGAACTTCTGGAGCTTATGAATCAGGCAGAAGAATACATAAACAGTATCGAGAAGAGTGAACTTAGGATGATGTTTAGGTTCTACTACATTGATGGCATGACGTGGCTACAGGTAGCACATAAGATGAATCAGTTACACCCTAAAAGGCGAGTGGCTTATACAGAAGACAGTTGTAGAATGAGAAATACAAGATTTTTTCAAGAAAATTAGAAAATGTTCGGTCACGTTCGCAAAAAATAGGCTAATATATAGGATAGAGCGATTAGATGAAGCGATACTTCATATTGATACTCTTCTTGTAAGTTGAATGAACTCGGGTGATCTTCGGACCCCGGGTCTTTTTATGCCTAAATTTAGAAAGGAAAGAGATATGAATTTTAAAGATGCATTTAAAGCAATGAAAACAGGAGCAAAAGTCAAACTTCCATCTTGGGGCGGATATTGGTACTGGGATGTGGAAAAGCAATCAATTATGATGCAGTGCAGACCGAAAGACACTGACAAAGGACAGGGAGATCTACTTGATATTAGAGAGACACAGAGAGTTGAGTATACACTGTCTAACATCTTATCCAATGAATGGATTGTGGCAAATCCAGAAAACTGTCCTGTACTTGGTGGAGTAGCTACATTTAGCTTTGGAGATGCTATCAAGTACATGAAACGTGGATTAAGAGTTACAAGAAAAGGATGGAATGGAAAAGGAATGTATCTATTCAAATCTCCAAAAGTAGGCTGCCAGATGTACAAGCAGTACACAGGAAAAGACATCAATGATTTGCAAGAATTTATTGTTATGAAGGCAGCAGATGATACTTTGGTTCCATGGTTAGCATCGCAGACAGATGTATTGGCAGAAGATTGGATGTTTGTAGAATAAGGAGATATTAACATGAAAAAGAAATTTCTAGTAGCATTGTTAGGATTGGCGATTATTGGCGGAACATTAACTGCATGCACAGAAGCAGATAAGGTATCTAGCAATGTATCACAGGAAGCAGATAATTTTAATGTATTGCGCAGATTTGCAGTGATCAATACAAGAACAGATAAAGTAGAATTTGAACTAGTTGGAGCATTTTCATTAGAAACAGACAGCAGTAAGAAAGTAAAACTTATTGTAGAGACAGAAGATGGAACATATAAGAAACATATCATTGGCATGAATCAAGACAGCATGTATGTGATCGAAGATCTTGGAGGGGCAAAGGTTAATAAGTACAAGTATGAAGTGAATTATATTCCAGAATCCATTGTTCCATTTACAGTAAAGAGTAGTAAATAAAGAGAACGATACGAAAGAAAGGAGTGAGCCTGAATGACAGATAAACAGAAAAGATTTTGTGATGAATATCTGATTGATTTGAATGCCACTCGGGCTTACAAAACAGCTTATCCATCAATCAAAAAAGATGAAACAGCAAGAGCGAATGGCAGCAGATTGCTAACATATGCTAACATTAAAAAATATATTGAGGAACGAATGCAAGAACGTCAGGAGCGCACAGAGGTAACACAAGATCAGGTAGTAAAAGAACTGGCGGCAATTGCATTTGCGAAAGCTACAGATTATGCAGAGGTCCGGGACGGACAGGTAATCATAAAAAATACCACGGATTTATCCGACATGATGGTAAGAGCGATCGCAGGAATCAAAGAAGGACGTAACGGCGTAGAAATTAAGCTGAATGATAAAGGAAAAGCGTTAGAATTGTTAGGAAGACATCTTGGAATGTTCAAAGACCGTATGGAAGTATCTGGTCTGGAAGAAGAAAAATCCAAACTTGATGATCTGATCAATCAGATGCGAGGTGGGTAAATGAGCGATGAACGTCTGCTGCTGTCAGAAAAGTATAAAGCATTTATCAGATGTGATGCACCAGTAGAGTTCCTGGAAGGCACAACGGCAGCAGGTAAAACGACAGTAGGTCTTTTCAAGTTTATGCTGAAAGTTGCAGAATCTCCAAAGAAACTGCATATCCTTGCAGCCAAAGATACTGGTACCGCAGAAAAGAATATCATCAACAAAGACCTTGGTATTATTGATGATTTTGGGCAGTTAGTCGAGTACCACGGAAACGGGACCAAAGACGATAAGATTCCGCATCTTCTGTATCACACAAGCAAAGGCGATAAGGTCATTTATGTACTTGGATATGGAGATAAACAGAAGTGGCAAAAGGCATTAGGTGGTCAGTATGGCTGTCTATACATTGATGAGATCAATACAGCAGATATTGACTTTGTGCGAGAATCAGCGATGCGTTGTGATTACCTGATGGCAACACTAAACCCTGATGATCCGGCACTACCGATCTACAAAGAATATATAAATTGTTCCAGACCACTACCAGAATGGGAACAGGAAACGCCAAAAGAAATAAAAGATGAGTTAAAAGAAGAATCAAAACCTAACTGGGTCCATTGGTTCTTTTCTTTTGTTCATAATTTGGGATTACCAAAAGAAAAACTAGACAAGATCATTGCAAATACTCCAAAAGGAACGAAGATCTGGAAGAACAAGATTGAAGGGCTAAGAGGAAAGGCAACAGGTCTTGTCTTTTCTAATTTTGACCGAAAGCGACATGTTAAAACCAAAGCATGGTTAAAACAGCAGCTAAAAGATGGAAAGATCAAGATAAAAACCATTACTGCAGGTCTGGATACTTCTTACTCTTCTGAGTCTGAAGATACGATTGCTATGATTTACCAGATCATCACAGAAGATCGCAGAGTGATCACAGTAGATGAGAAGATTTACAGCAATGCGGATCTGACAATCCCACTGGCACCATCGGATGCCGTGCGAAACTTTGTAGACTTCCTGGAAACAAACCGTAAAGAATGTGGATTCGCAAGAGACGTATTCATAGATTCTGCCGATCAGGCAACGATCACAGAGTTAAACAAACACAAACGTCTGCATGGCAGTGCGCATAATTTTATTCCGGCATACAAGAAAACAACGATCATAGACAGAATCATGCTACAAATCAGTTGGTTGCAGCAGGATGCATATTTAGTTCTTGATCATTGCGTTAATCACATATCAGAGCTAGAGCGATACAGCTGGAAAGAAGATAAGAACAATGAACCAGAGGATAGAAACGACCATACGATCAATGCCAGTCAGTATGCATGGCTGCCATACAAGATGCAAATAGGAGATAAAGATGAAATGGGTGGATAATATCATGGAAAAAGTAAAAGGAGGGATTCGCAGTTGGTTAAATGTACAGCCGGCGAATCCCTCAAGAATCAACATAACTGAAACATTGGACTACGAAGCAAACGCAATTAAAAACCGTATCTGGTATAGAGGGGACAGCAACGAACTGGAACAGCTGTACCGGCAACTTGTTATCAATACAAGCCGGCAGAGTTTCTGGGCGGCGGAGTGCAGTCAAGGGATGGAGATCAATAAGATTCATACAGGACTTCCATCGCTGATCGTGGACATGCTCACAAGTGTGACTCTTGCCAGTCTAAACGATTTTGATTTTAAAAAGAAGCAGGATCAGGATATTTGGGATGAGATCGCGAAAGAGAACAAGATCAAGAAGCGACTGGAGAAAGCAACGAAAGAAACTCTGTACATCGGAGATGGAGCTTTTAAGGTCACATTTGATACAAGTCTTTCACAGTATCCGATCATTGAGTACTATCCTGGAGAACGACTTGAGGTTAAGAACAACCGTGGCAGGATCACAGAGATTGAGTTCAAAACAGTTTATGACCATAAGAGAAGAGAATATATCCTGCATGAGTATTACGGCTATGGGTATATCAAATATAAACTGACCTGCGATGATAAGGAAGTACCGCTTGATGCACTGGATGAAACAAGAAACTTGCAGAACTTGGCATTCTCAACATACCAGGAAGGTAAAGATGGAGAAGTTAAGCAACGTGGCGAATATATGCTCGCTGTACCGCTTATGTTCTTTGAATCTGGAAAATGGGATAGTAGAGGGCAGAGTATCTTTGATCGTAAGATTGATGCGTTCGATGCCTTTGATGAAGCATTCAGCCAATGGATGGATGCACTTCGGGCTGGAAGAAGCAAAGAGTATATTCCAGAATGTTTCATTCCAAGAAATCCAGAAACAGGAGCGGCATTACCAGTGAATCCATTTGATAATCGATATATTAAGACTGATTCCGACATGCACGAAGGTGCAAAGAATGAGATTGTATTGCAGCAACCAGAGATTCCACATGAAAGCTATCTATCAGCATACATAACAGCACTGGATTTATGTTTGCAAGGTCTGATCAGTCCGTCAACGTTAGGGATTGACGTAAAGAAACTGGATAACGCAGATGCACAGAGAGAAAAAGAGAAAGCTACACTTTATAGCAGAAATGCGATCGTAGGCGCATTGCAGGAAGACTTGCAAAGTTTGATCAAGGTAAGTATCAAAGCATACCGTGAACTAAATGGACAGAACAGTAATGATGATGTCGAGGTAGATGTAACGTTTGGTGAATATGCCAATCCATCTTTCGAGAGTCAGGTTGAAACTGTTGGAAAAGGAAGATCACAGGGAGTCATGAGCGTTGAAGCTTGTGTGGATGAGCTGTATGGCGATTCCAGAGATGATGAATGGAAAAAACAAGAGGTTGCAAGACTGAAAGCAGAACAAGGAATCATGGAAGTAGAAGATCCGGCAGTTAATACGGCAGCAGGAGATTTTCAGATAGGAGAAGTAAATGGTAGTGATGATAATGAACCACTCGTACAGGATGAGCCGACAGGAGACAAAAAGGTTCCTGAAACAGATGAGTGAGCACGTTCCATTCGGTATTTACGCGATTGAAAAAGATGGAATTATCGAAATGAGAAAGGACAGGTGTGGCAGCATGTCAAAACTCAAAGAGATGAAACGTGATTTTAAAAAGCGAGGGTATAAAGTGTATTACAACACAGGTGAACGATGAATGATTATGATATTCAAGAAGCACTTAAGCGGATAGAAGATGAACTGATCGCATCGATGATGAGGAATATGCAGCGACATCGAGCAGAAGAAACAAAAGAAGGCATCGAATGGGGGATGTGGCAGGCAGAACAGCTAAGAGCATTGGAAGAATACCGCAAACGAAATGCAAAAAAATATAAAGGTCAGTTTGAAGAAATTAATTCAAGTATCCCTGCGATCATCAGCGAGTCACGAAAACGTGGTTACTTAGATCAAGAGGCACATATCCTTGAAACGATCGGGCAAGTGCCTAGTGGACAAGGTGATATTGATGGAGCATTCTTCAAGATTAATGATCGCAAGATGAATGCACTGATCGATGCAACTGTATCTGATATGGGTAATGCAGAGACAGCGATGCTAAGACGTGCAAATGATCAGTATCGAAAAACAATCTTCAACGCACAGGTATATGCAAACAGTGGTGTTGGTACCTATGAGAAAGCTGTAGACATGGCAACAAAGGATTTTCTTGCTGCAGGTATCCAATGCATCCAGTACAAGAACGGATCAATGCATAGGATTGAGGAATACGCAGGTATGGCAATCCGAACAGCAAGTAAGAGAGCTTATCTTACTGGAGAGGGTGAAAAACGCAAGGAATGGGGTTGCCATCTTGTAATTATGAACAAGCGAGGAAATCCGTGTCCAAAGTGCCTGCCATTTGTTGGAAAGATTTTAATTGATGATGTGTGGAGTGGTGGCAGCAGTAAGGATGGAAGCTATCCACTGATGAGTTCTGCAATGGCAGCAGGACTTTATCATCCAAACTGTAAAGACGGCCATACAACATACTTTCCTGGAATCAGTACACCGCCAGATGATAAGTTTTCAAAGAAAGAGATCAAACAGGTTGAGGAGGATTATAAAGATAATCAGAAACAACAATATGCCAAAAGACAGGAAGAGAAGTTTGGAAGACTGGCTAATTATTCTTTGGATCCAATGAATAAAAAAGTATATGCTTCAAGGCAAGAACAATGGAAACATGTACGAATGCGGACAGGGAACAAAAGCAGTCAGGAATATGCTGAATCAAAGAGACCACTTGCTAATTTTATGGCACTTCCACAAAATAGAGTTGTCGATGTTTTGAGAAAGGAATCTGCGAGTTGGATTGAAAGCCTGTCAGGAAAAGAAAAACACGCAATCGAAAAATATACATATAATTCTGGTGACAGAAAACCCGATCGATTTTTTGAACGATTGAATGGAATGCTTAGAGGTGACAGATCAGAAGATACAGCTCTTGCAGAATATGCGAGAACATTGTCTGTAGCTATACAAAAGAATGAATTAAGGCACGATGTAATTTGTTATCGAAATGTGGATTTAGATTTATATTCAGATTTAACAGATGGTGATATATTTAAAGAAAAACAGTTTATCAGTACTTCAGTAGTAAAGAAAGCAGCGCTAGATAAGAAATATAAGGTTACAATTTATGCACCGAAAGGCAGTAAATGCGCATATATAGAAAAACTTAGTAAATATCCAAAACAAAGAGAGCTATTACTTGACAAAGATAGTTTATTCAAGGTAATATCAAAGAAAGAAAATGAAATAGAATTGCAGGTGATTATATGAAAATGACAAAGGAACAAAAAGAATCTTATCAGGCATATAAAGATAGAATTTCAGAGCCGACAAAACCAATCAAATTAACACAGGAAGAGATTGAACAATTAAAAAAAGAAGGACGTATTTAGTACCACTGATCAGAAATGGTTAGTGGTATTTTTATACCCATTTTTAAGGAAAGGAGGACCAACAATGAAAGTAAGAGTAACTTACAATTATCACGACAGAGAACTTGGTTTTGAAAAACATGTTGGGGATGAGTTCGACGTTACAGATGAAAGAGGTCAGGTACTGATCGCAGCAGGTGTAGCGGAAGAAATCGTTGAACCAGTAGAAGAACCAGAAGCTCAGGAAGGAACTGAGGAAGAAGAAAAACCAAAAAGAAGTACCAAGGCAAGAAAGTAAGAGGTGATCCATAAATCTCGGTAGCAGACGTTCCGTTAAGACGTCTTATTTTTATGCTCCAAACACGATAAGAGGGTAAAAGATGCGTGGGCGGTGACACCGAAGACAATGGATAATTGGGAGACACCCACAAAATGGAAAGGAGCAACAATGAAAAAGAAATTAAACATGAATCTACAGTTTTTTGCGGAACCAGGATCAGAACCAACAGGGGGACAGGGAGAACCTGCACCACAGCCAGGAGCAAATCAGACTCCGCCGGCAACTGATCCATCACAGCCACAGATTGACTACAATAAGATTCAGCAAATGTTGGATGGAACATTAGCAGCAAAAGAAAACACTGCATTAAAAGCCTATTTTAAACAGCAGGGCTTAAGCCAGGAAGAAGCTGAACAGGCAATGCAGGCATTTAAGCAGCAGAAAGCTGCAAATGAACCAAACATCGAAGCGATCCAGAATGAGGCACAGAACGCACAGCAGATGGCGCAGAAAGCTATGATCGAGCGTGATGCCTATAAGTTATCTGGAGAACTTGGAATCGACTTGAAAACAATGCCTTACGTGTTAAAACTGGCAGACGTGTCACAGGTCGTACAGGATGGAAAGATTGATTTCGAAAAATTAAAAGAAGCATTAAACAAAGTATTGGAAGATGTGCCACAGTTAAAACCACAGGAACAGCAGCAGACAGGATTCCGTCAGATCGGAGTTGGTCAGCAGCATGGCGGAGAGACTGGTGGCAATACACCACAGCAGAAAGCGGTACCAACAAAACGATGGAACCGATTTAATTAGGAGGTAAGAAAGAATGGCATTAAATTATGCACAGGTATGGGAGCCAGAGCTCTTAGAAATCTTAATGCAGGGGACATTAACTTCCCCATTTGTAACTAGTAATGTAAAATGGCTGAATGCCAATTCATTTCACTTTACTCAGATGTCAGTGAGTGGATTCAAAAACCATAGTAGAAATGGTGGATGGAACAAAGGAAGCTATGCACAGACTGATGTACCTTTTACATTGACACATGATAGAGATATATCTTTCTTGGTAGATAAAGCAGATGTTGATGAAACAAATGCCACTGCATCTATTCAGAATATCTCCAGAACATTTGAACAGACTCAGGTCGTTCCAGAAACAGATGCTTTATTCTTCTCTAAAGTAGCACAGGCAGCTCAGAAAGTAGAAGGATATCATAGTTCAACAGCTTCAAGCGACTATACAAAAGCGAATGTGTTTAGCAAACTGAAAGGATTTTTAGGCGCAGGAAAGCTTCGCAGATACAAGGCGAATGGATCACTGATCATGTATGTATCATCTCAGATTATGGATTTATTAGAGTCATCAACAGAGTTTACTCGTAAAATCGAAATGACACAGATCGCAGAAGGCGGTATGGGGATCGAGACAAGAGTAACAGATATCGATGGAGTAACATTGATGGAAGTTGTTGATGATGAAAGATTCTATGATTCTTTTAATTGGGATCCAGAAGGTGGTGGATTTGAGCCAACAAAAAAGGATACAGGCAAGTCTATCACAGGAGCACATAAAATTAATGTACTGATTGCATGCGGACAGACATGTAAGACTGTACCAAAGATCTCATCTATCTATTACTTTAACCCAGGTACACACACAGAGGGTGATGGATATTTATACCAGAACAGATCATTATCTGATGTATTTGTATTCCCTAACGGAAAAGATGGTAAAATTGATTCTGTTTATGTTGATGTAGATACAACTGAATATACAGCAGTGTAGGAGGTGGTGCATATGGCACTCGCCTCTTATGCAGATCAGGAGTATTATGAAAAAGTCAGCGGTGTGATCACAACGGATGATCTTGAAAAGAGACTGTATATCGCAAGCCGACACATTGACACACTTACATTTAACCGCATTGTAGCAAGAGGATTTGAGAATCTGACAGAGTTTCAAAAAGATGTGATTCGTCTGGTTGTCTGCAAACAGGCAGATTTTGAAGTAGAGAACGAATCTCTGATCAACAGTGTCTTAAGTTCTTATTCGATCAATGGCGTGTCAATGGGAATCAATGCCGGTGGATGGAATGTGACAGTTCAGGATGGAGTGATCATGAAAGCTGATAATTACGCGATGTTAGAGCAGACAGGATTGTGCTGCAGGAGATTGGGGGCGATCTGATGAAATGGCCAGAGTTAATTCCAAAATCAATGTGTCAGACGAATATTCACATTCGAATTAATAGTGAGGAGATTGGAGAGGAAGGGCAGCCGATCACTCTGATCGATGCGGATTTCAAATGCAATTATCAGGACAAAGCGAAAAGAGTTATGACAAATGAGCAGAAGATCGTACAGGTTACGGGATCTGCTCTTTTTTGTGGAGATATCGCCCCAGATGTACCAGTGATCAGTTGCGGTGTCGCAACAGTCTTTGGAGTTGAAAGAACGATCATAAGTGGAGAAAAGGCAAGAAATCCCGATGGGACAGTCAATTATACCAGATTGGAGTTGATGTGATGATCCGTTGTAATTCAATTATAAAGATTAATACACAGAGACTTCGGGAGCTTTCACAAGCACAAGTCACAGCACTGGAAAAGACAGCAGAAGCTTTGCATACCGAAGTGGTACAAGCTCAGGTTATGCCGTTTGATACAGGAAATCTGCAAAACGATAATACGTTTGTGGATTACACCTACAGCAAAGCAGGACGCGCAAGGATTGTATCTACAACGCCATATGCCAGAAGGTTATATTTTCATCCGGAATATAATTTTCAGACCTATGAAAATCCATTTGCAGGCGGCGAATGGTTTAACCCTTGGCTTCCAGGCGGATTGTATGAAGATTTTGCACAAAAAGCATTTAAAAAACTGTACAGAAGGGAGAGTGGCGTATGATTTTGTTAGCAGATGTGAAAGACTGGCTGAAAACAGCATATGAAGCTGATCATTATTACACAGGAAAGTTAGACAACAAAAAAGACAGATCCATTGGAGTATATCAACGAAGTTCCTATGCGCCCAAATGGTACGCAGTAGGTGGATATAAGAAATATGATACGAAAAGTATATCTGTCTTAGTCCACTGGAACAACAATTCAAAAGAAACAGAACAGGCAGCAGCCGAACTGTTTGAAATATTAGAAACACAGAAACAATTCATGATCAAAGATACAAAAGTAGATTTCTTATCCATGCAGGTTCCTGAACCAGTAGATGTTGGAACGGATGACAAAGGAATCTACGAACGTGTCATTTGGTTTGATATTTATTACGAAAGGAAGGTAAAAGAATGAGCGAAACTAACGCAAGCGGAGTATATCCTTGTTATGAGAACCAGTTTCAGATCAATACCGCGGCATCTGGAGGTGCTGCTACGATGAAGGACATCGCAGATTGTGAAACATTCGAAGTGTCATTCGATAACGGTGTGGAGGAATGGACACCGTTCGACACAGAAGGGTGGGTGCGCAGATTAATGACTGCGAAATCTGTGACAATCACAGTAACAGCAAAGAGAAATGTTGGAGATGCAGGAAATGATGCGGTCGCGGGTCTTGCATGGAAGAATGGTAGAAATGTAGAAAGGGACTTCCAGTGGACGTTCCCAGACGGAACGGTAGTCAAATTTGGAAGTGCAGTTATCAATGTGACAAATGTAGGAGCAGGAGATTCTACAGCAGTTGCACCTCTGGAATTTGAAGTACAGAGCAACGGTAAACCAACAGTAACACCAGGAGTTTAGGAGAGGGAAACCTCTCCTTTTTTGAAAGGAAGATAGGATGGGAAAAGTAGTAGATATTACAGATAAGCTGAAATTTGAAGAGAATCCGGCATTAGTGATCAACGGAAAGAAATATGAAGTGAATGCAGATGCGACAACTATGATTGAAGTCATGGGAGAATTAGGAGATGCAGAAGACGATGTGACTCCAGGGACGATCTCAAAACTTTGCAAGCTGATCTTTACAGATAAAGCACAGAAAGACTTAGCAAAGCTTCATCTGAAATTTGATGATTATACCGTAGTTGTTCAGGAAGCAATTCCATTAATTTCTGGAACCGACGGTGAAGAAGAATCGGGGGAGTAGTTGATCCCGGATATGATCTGTTTGAAGATTGGGACCTGATCGTATCTTCATTTGCAGAGCAGTATGGAATCAGAATCTATTCCAAAGAATTTAAGGAAATGCAATGGCACGAGTTCAAAGCGCTGCTTTGTGGAATAGGACCAGATACATCCTTAGGACGGATCGTATCCATCCGATTAGAAGATGACAATGAAGTGATCAAAGAGTTTACCCAAGAACAAAAAGAAATAAGAAACAGGTGGAGAAGAAAAGCCGCTAAGACAAAGACAGAAAAAGAAACGAATGATTTCTTAGAAACGATGAAGCAGGCATTTATTGATATGGCAGGAGGTATAACAAATTGAAAAGATAAAATGTAAGGAATGCGGACAGACATTGATGGTCGCAGAATATGTAAAAGGGGAAATTAAATGTCCCCGATGCAAACAGGTAAATATAGTATGGATCCGCAAAGGGAAGAGCATAGGTAAGCACCGTTGTAGTAGCTAAGCCAGCCTACTTTGTGAAAAAGCAAGGTAGGTGATAAGTATGGCAGCAGATAGTGCAGGACAGATTGGCTTAGATCTGGTGATCAATCAGCAACAATTTAATAAACAGTTAGGTGGAATACAGAACCTCGCAAAGAAAACAGGAAAGATGCTTGCCGGTGCTTTTGCTGTAAAAGGATTAACAAGTTTTGCGAAAGACTGTATTGAGCTAGGATCAGATTTGACAGAGGTACAGAACGTTGTCGATGTAGTATTTCCAACAATGAACAAAAAGGTAAACGAATTTGCGCAAAACGCAGCAAGTACATTTGGACTTTCTGAAACGATGGCAAAGAAGTTTACCGGAACATTCGGAGCGATGGCGAACGCTTTTGGATTTTCTAAAAAAGAATCGTACAAGATGAGCACGGCTCTTACTGGACTTGCTGGAGATGTTGCTTCTTTCTATAACATTTCACAGGATGAGGCATTTACAAAACTGAAATCCGTGTTCTCCGGAGAAACGGAGACGTTGAAAGATTTAGGAATCGTAATGACACAGACAGCTCTTGATCAATACGCACTGGCAAATGGATTCGGTAAAACGACCAGCGCCATGACGGAACAGGAGAAAGTAGCCTTAAGATATGCATTCGTGCAGCAACAGTTGCAGAATGCGACAGGGGACTTTTCAAGGACCTCTGATCAGTGGGCGAACCAGATCAGGATTTTATCTTTGCAATTTGATTCCCTGAAAGCTTCAATTGGACAAGGATTGATCAATTTATTCTTGCCAATCGTAAAAGTAATTAACTTGGTGCTTGGAAAATTAATGACTCTTGCAAATGCATTTAAGTCGTTTACAGCAATGATCATGGGCAAGAAGACCAGTGGAGCGTCAGCAAGTCTTGATAAGACGGCGACAAGTGCAGGAAAGGTATCTAACAGCTTAAACAATGCGACAAGTTCCGCAAATAAGCTGAATAAGTCGACAAAGAAAGTTGGAGACACAGCCAAAAAGACGGCAAAGAAGATATCTGGATTGATGGGATTTGATCAGATCAATAAATTGACTGAAACAAAAGGATCATCTGGATCAAAGAGTTCTACACCATCTTCTGGTACAGGATCCGCAGCAGGTGGAGCATCTGGTGGTAATGTAGATATGGGCTCTCTTCCCAAGGGAGAAGATGAAAAAGCCACGAAACTTGGGAAAGGTTACGATAATCTACGAAAGGCAATTGATAAGTTAAGAGTAGCTTTTAGTGCGTTTAGCAAGGTTGCAATAGGTGCTTTCAAGTGGATTTGGAAGAACATGTTGGTGCCATTGGGAAAATGGACCATGCAGAAACTTGCTCCAAAACTGATTGAATTATTAGCTGCAGCATTAAATGTACTAACAGCAGTATGCAAAGCATTGCAGCCGTTATGGCAATGGGCGTGGGATCATTTGTTTAAACCGCTTGCTAATTTTGTCGGAGATGCTATCATCGGATTCTTAGATCTTCTGGTTAAGGGATTGAACGGATTAGCAAACTGGATCAATAAACATCAAGGAGCTGTACAGAATATCACAATAGCGTTGGTAAGTTTTTTTACAGCGTTTAAATTGGTTTCGTTTGTTACGAAATTTATAGGCCCTATAAGTAATGCAATATCAGGAATCAAGATGTTTGGAAAAGGAATCATTTCATTCAAAACATTGTTTAGTGGATTATTTCCTAAGTTATTTGGCGTAGCAGGAAAAGCAGTGGCACTTTTGACAAGTCCGCTCGGAATTGCAATCGTGGTTGTTGGTGCGTTAATCACAGCAGGTGTATTGCTATGGAAAAACTGGGACAAAATCAAAAAGTCGAAGTTCGGAAAATTTATTTCTGGTATTGTAACAAATTTCAAAAATTTATTGAAATGGGTAAAGAAAAATGTTCATCCGATCAAAGCGTTCAAGAAGCTTTGGGAAGGTATTAAGAATAAAAAAGCCAAACTGGAAGCTGAGGTAAAAGAAAAGGTTAAAGGCGCACTTGCATCTTTAAAAGAAAGTTGGGAATCTGTTAAAGATAAGGCTGCATCGTTGGTAGCAGAAGCGAAAGAAAAGGCAGACGGTGCGATCGCCAATCTGAAAGAAGGATGGGATTCCATTCAGGACAAGGCAGCTACATTGGTTGCGAAAGTCGAAGGAGCATTGGATACAACAAAAGATTGGTGGTCCGATGTGAAACAGAAGGCAGCAGAAAAAGTTGCTGGAGTCGTGGCTAAGGTTCAGGGAGCATTAGATACCGCAAGGGACTGGTGGTCCAATGTTAAGGAAAAAGCAAAAGAGAAGATTGGAGATATTGCAGCTAAGGTTCAAGGTGCGTTAGATACTGCAAGAGATTGGTGGTCTGGTGTGAAACAAAAAGCAGCAGAAAAAGTTGCTGGAGTTGAAGCAAAAGTTAAAGGAGTTCTAGACACAGCACACGATTGGTGGTCTGGTGTGAAACAGGAAGCGGAAAAGAAGGTTGATGGCGCAGCAGCCAAAATTGATTTAGCTGTTGGCTGGGCAAAAGACTGGTGGGATAAACATAAGCCTAAATTCTCAGTAGATGCAGCTGTTGGTTTAGTGAAAGACTGGGCAAAAGACTGGTGGGATAAACATAAGCCTAAAAATATTGCAGTAAATGCAGCAATCAAATTAAAAAGCGGATGGGGATCAATAAAAACTTGGTGGAAAAAACATAAACCAAAGATTCCTAATTTAAGCACGATATTAAAAATAAAAATACCTAAAATTTCACTAAAAACAAAAACAGCAAAGTTGTTAGGCCATGAATTTAAATATCCAACAGGTTTCGATGTTAAATGGCTTGCACAAGGTGGTTATGTAAAGAAAAACACTCCACAGCTAGCGATGATCGGAGATAACCGCCATCAAGGCGAGGTCGTAGCTCCAGAAGATAAGATGATCGCCATGGCAAAAAAAGCAGCAGAATTATCTGGTGGCAGCAGTAAAGATGATCAAATCATCCGCCTGCTCATGGAACTGATCAACGCAGTTAAATCTATAGACACCGATGTTTACCTGGATGGGAAGAAAATAACCAAAACCGTAAATGACAACAACAACGCAGATATCAGAGCCGGCAAACGACCGATCCTGATCTAAGGAGAAATAAGATGGCAACACTGACATGTGGAAACACTGCATTGCCGGAGCCGGTTGAACTAAGCACTTCAGACGAAATCATCTGGAGTGCCAATACCGAACGGTCATCATCAGGAGATATGATCGGAGAAGCAATTGCAGAGAAAAAGACATTGGATATCAAGTGGGGAGTCCTCACAGAGTCCGAAGTTAAGAAGATAAAAAATAATCTTGTGAAAGGATTCTTTCCGATCACATTTAGAGACATGGGAACAACACATACCATCACTGTATACCGCGGGACTCTTACAAAAGAACATCTGGGGTATATCGGAGATGGTATTTATTATTATAAAAGTGCGAGCGTTCAGATCGTGCAGAAATAGGAGAGATGGAAATGAAGTTAAAAGAGATTATGAGAATCCACGAAGGATTAGTAAAACAGTCAAGCAAAGTTTACACGGCAAAATTAGGATATGCAATTTCTAAAAATATGAAAGCATTCCGAAAAGCGATCGAAGAATATGATGAAAACCGCCTTAAGATCTGTGAACGATACGCAGAAAAAGATAAGGACGATAAGCCGATCGTGAAAGAAAACCAGTATGAAATGACAGATGAAAGCAAAGAGATTGTAAATGAAGAAATCAAAGAACTGCAGGAAGTGGACACTGATATTGATATCATGAAAGTTTCATTTACAGAACTTGAACGATGTGAAAATGCAGATCGCTATGACATCCCATCTGTTGCAGATATTGAAGACTTGATGTTTATGATCATAGACTAGCCGGAGGTGATGCTATATGTATCAGGCAAGTAAAAAATTTGGCGATGCAATAGCAGGGTCAAACAGAAAATTTAATACAAGGCTTCTGGAGAATGAAAAAGTATTAGTAGAATCTGTAAAGAATTTTACAATAACGTCTGGTGCGGAAGAAATAACAATCGGGAGTGCGGTGGCAAGCTATGTTCAGGCAACGATCGAGAATAAAGGAATTGCATTGTCTGGAAAAGAAGTCAGCTTGGAGATCGGCGTGGAAGTCGATGGAGATATGGAATATATTCCGATGGGGTTATATACGATCCAGAATCCCAAGATTGAAAGCAACAAGGTTACGTTTACCGCATATGACAGATTAGCAAGCAGATGCAATGGGGCATATTATTCCAAATTAGGATATCCAGTTGATGCAGTAGATATATTGGCTGAAATCAGCACGATGACAGGTGTGGCGATTGATACATCTACATTACAGCGAGGAATCCAGATCAATCAAAGAGCGATCATTGAGGAGGGTGATTACAACGAAGAAATCGAGGAAAGCGAAGTGATCACAGCATATGTAAATCCTTTTGATGGATATACATACAAAGAAACCATCGGATTTATCGCAGGATTATTCGGTAAATTTGCTATATGTGGAAGAACTGGAATGATCGAGTTTCGATGGTATCAGGGTATTGATTACGAGATTCCAAGCAATATATTTTATAACGATCTGCAAGAAACAGAAGAAAGTTTCAGTATCAAAAGACTGACATGTGATAACTCAGATCAGACACTTTCATCTGGATCAGGAGCTACCGGCATAAGTATGCAAAATCCGGTTATGACACAGGGTATATTAGACGGTGTTTATAATACTGTCCAAGGCTTAGTATTCACACCTGCAGCATTAAGATTTATCGGAGATATGAGACTTGATATTGGAGATATTGTTACTGCTGTAAAAAATGATGTCACGAAATTCACAATACCGATCATATCATTGATAACAAGTTATGACGGTGGATTGATGCAGACAATTGCAAGTTATGGGAATACCGCCGAGGAAGATGATTCTGACACAAAAGGTCCTATAACCGAAATGGCAGAACGAGTTGAGTACGAATTAGCCTTTGTAAAAAAACTCATGGTGGATAATCTGACAGCGACAAATGCAACGATCAAGAATCTGTCTGGAGATGTTTTGAAATTTAAAACAGGTGAATTTGAAAATCTTAAATCAGATGTAGCATCTTTTAAAGAAACAACAACAACGAATCTAAATGCTGCAAATGCTAAGATAGAGAACTTAGAAGCAAATACTGTAAAGACATCCGAACTAGAAGCAAAAGTTGGAACATTTGGATATTTGAAAGCTACCGATGCAAGTCTTACATATGCAACGATCACAAATCTAAAAGCTGAATCTGGTAAGATTGACGATCTACAATCCGATTACGCAACATTCAAAACTGCAACAGCAAATGACTTAAAAGCCGCTAATGCAAACATTCAAAACTTGACAGCGACAAAAGCGACAATCACGGATTTAAACGCTGCAACAGCAAAGATTAGCATACTGGAAGGTAATTACGCCAATCTGAATACACTTGTAAATGGCAACTTAACATCCGCTAATATCCAATCACTTACATTAAATAGTAAGAATACTACTATTGAAAACGGTATGATCAAGAACGCGATGATTGAGAATCTAGCATTTGACAAGATCACAGGTATGGATATTAATACAACAAATCTGACGGTACATAGTTCTGACGGTAAGTCAAAATGGAGTGATAATACCATTCAGATTTCTGATGCAAACCGTGTCAGGGTCCAGATTGGAAAAGATGCTTCAAACGATTACAGTATGTCTGTCTGGGATAAGGATGGAAAACTAATTTGGGATGCTCTTGGAGCTACAGAGAATACGATTCAAAGGAAGATTATCCGAGATAATGTTGTTGCTGACAATGCTAACATATCTGGTTCTAAGCTAGATATTAACAGTGTTGTTAGAGAAGTGAATGGTTCTACTACGAAGTTGAAATCGTCTGTTATTAATATGAATGACAAGAATCAGACTCTTGATGTTGTGTTTAATGAGCTAGCGACGACTGTGGATGAGATTGAGGTTGGTGGTAGGAATTTACTTCTGTACTCCAAAGAACCTAAAAAACATACTGATTTTTATGGTGTAGGTTGGTTTACTTCCGAAGAAGGCACTTACAATGGATGTTCTACAATGACTACAACTTCTCGATGGGGACGTCTTACAATTCTATTTAAAAAACATATTATTGATCGTGAACTTGCCAAAGTTGGAGATGTGTTTACGTATTCAATTTATGCACGAACAAATAATACTAGCGGGAAACAAATTAATTGTTCGTACAGAGTCATTAACAAAGTTAATGCAGGTTGGTTTAAAGATAAGACTGATGCGATTACTACAGAATGGAAACAAGTGTATGTAACTTTTACTATTACAGAAGATATGTTAGCAGATAATAGTTACTTAAATCAAATTGGATTTGAAGTTACAAGTGAAATGACATCTGGAGATAAAGTATATTTTGCATGCCCTAAGTTAGAAAAAGGCAACAAAGCAACTGATTGGACACCAGCCCCTGAAGATACACAATCTCAGATCGACAATATCACAGAGATCACAACATCTCACACAACAAGCATCAGTATGATGCAGGGACAGATATCTTCTCTGATCAGCGAAGATACAACGATCAAAGGAAACTATGATGCTTTACTAAGCAGATATAACGCAACTGTAAATACTGTAGATAGTATGAAAACCACGATCGGCGAACATACAACGATTCTGAATAGTCAAAATGATTCAATTGTAGCTGTTACAACGAAAGCCAATACGATTGAATCAAATTTAGCAGGAACCACTCAGACGGTATCGGAAGTGAAATCAAATTTAGCAGGAACACAGGAAAGAGTTACGAAAGTCGAAACAAGTCTGACAGGTTTAACTACAAGGGTTTCTAGTACAGAAACGAATCTTGCTAATTTAGAAATCGGTGGAAGAAATTTAGTATTGCGTAGTAAGGATTTCACATCGGGTGATGATTACTGGTATATAAATGGTAATTACAGAAAAAGTATCGATGATGATGGGTTTACGGTTGTATCAATAAGCAGGAGCGGGGCTGGTTTAGAGTGGAATAGAATTATCCCACATGCTTTTATACCAGTTGAAGAAATGCATAGAGGAATTATTGTATCGTTTGATTTCATGTGCGACAAGGTTTCTGAATTAGATCGTGGGTGTATTTGTGCATTGCAAACGTATAATAGCGGAGGTGGTCGCATTGGTTGGTACGAATCTCAAGATATATTATCCGGGACACAATGTAAATTAAGTGCACCTTTATCTGATGGGAAATGGATCAGGGTACAAGTTCCTTTTTCAGAGGGAGATCTTAAAAAAACTTATGGTAGTAGTAACGCTGTAGCATATACGAGTGTTTCATTACAACTAGTTAGTAATGGTTCAATACATTTTAAAAAAGTAAAAATTGAATATGGTAGCAAAGCAACCGATTACACTGAAGCACCAGAAGATGTAGATCAGCAAATTACAGCTGTAGAAACAATAGCTAGTCAAACTGCTGATAAATTCAGTTGGTTGGTTAAATCTGGTACAAATTCAACTGATTTTGAACTGACCGATAAAACTGCTACGTTGGTAGCATCTGCTATTAATATGAATGGGTTAGTAACTTTTAATGGATTAAGTACGGACGCTAAAAATGGAATATTAAATAGTTTTGAAGTTGGTGGAAGGAATTTAGCGTTAAATACATCTAATTCATATTCTACAGCTTTTACTTCATTTAGTGGAGTAGAAAATACTTGTTTTGGTTTAGGACAAGTAACGTGTAAGGGTATTGCTATTGGCGATGTTGTAACAGTGCATTTATATATCAAATACACTGATATAGTTCCTGCGTCTGGACAAACGGCAAGAATTTGGATACAGGGTTCTGGGAATATTACAGCATGGGGTAATGGAGAGTTTGGACCTTCTGAACATAAGTCGATATCTGGTAGTGGAGAATTTGAGTTCTTATATAGTTTTACAATGAGTTCAGCTATGTATATAAATACTTATTGGAACTGTGCTCTTAGAACAGATTATATTGCAAGTGGTTCTATTCAATATAAGGCTTTTAAAGTTGAAAAAGGCAATAAGGTAACCGATTGGACACCAGCACCAGAAGACTACTTACCGCAAGCAAATCTTGTATCAAATTGGACAACTAATTCTACTTGGATTGATGGCGGTAAAATTTACACTGGTTCTATCACAGCAGATAAAATTGCAACAGATGCTATTCGCTCTAAGAATTATGTAGCTAATTCGACAGGATCATTCTTAAATCTTAAGGATGGTAGTTTTGATAGTAAGTATTTGAAGTGGGATGCTAGTGGAAATATCACAGCAAAAGGCGGAACAATCGGTAAATACAAAATTACCGACCAATGGCTCATCACTGGAAGTGGCTCTACGTGTACTGGTATCGGCGGTAACCAAGCATTTTGGGCAGGTGCAGATAGTAGTGATTCAGCTCCGTTTAGGGTTGGGTATGATGGTAAATTTGTATCTTCTAATGCTGATATTAGTGGAAAAATCGGTGCTACGAGTGGAACAATCGGTAAGTATGAGATTACTGATACATATCTGAAAACTGGTTCTGGTTCTACATGTTCTGGATTCGGTAGTGATTATGCTTTTTGGGCAGGCAATGACGAAGCCAAATATGCACCATTTAGAGTTGAGTATGATGGAACATTAAACATAGAACATATAACAGTTCATGGAAATCAAGAGGACGTCTATATGAAAATTGGAAAAGATTTTCTCACAATTCAAGACGTTAATACATCTGCTCATTTTGGTTTGGACGGTTTTGATTTTGCATGGGCAAACAGCCGTATAAGAACTGGAGATCAGGGAATAGAGCTTTATGGTGATACACCGTATATTGACTTTCATTATAATAATTCATATGCTGATTACACTTCTAGGATTATAGCTCAAAGCAATTGGGATTGCTTAAGTTTTACTGGGTCTATACTGTTAGGTGGTTATATTTATAATTCTTCTAATGGTCATTATACATGGGATGGTAGAACCGATGCATATTTAGGTTGTGGTAATTATAATAACACTAACAATATTTATTATTACGCTGGATATCATGCGTTTTATGTAAACGGAGATTCTGGTAGTGGTATGATGTATATCGAAACATCTGGAGTAAGCTCTCGAAAAGGATTCAGGAACTCTTCAGATGAAAGAATCAAAAAAGACTTTAAACATTTTGATGATGATTTCATAAATTCATACATGCAATTAGAACCAGTCAAGTATCGATTTAAGGATGACTCAGATGATAAATATCATATAGGGTTTAAGGCTCAGAATGTAGATAAAACTTTAAATGCATATGGAAAAAAATATGATGAGCAGTTTGGAACTTGCGTAGCGTCACATATAAATCAAGATTATGCTGAAAAGGCATATGGTATAAAAGATATGAATGAGGTATATACGCTAGCTTACGATGAATTAATCGGAGCTAATACATTCATGATCCAAAAAACAAGAAAAGATCTACTATACCAATCCGGCAAAATTGATATACACGAAGCGATCATCAATGATCTGCAATTCAAAATAGCAAAAATGGAAAAGAAAATAGAACAATTAACTAAGGCATTAGCTTAACTGCTAGTGTCTTTTATTTATAAGAAAGGAGCATAACTATGCTAGAAACAAGAAAAAGTACAACACTTACAGGAACAATTACAGTAAAGGATGGGGATGTAGATAAACAGGTGGTTTATTTATCCGCAAACGTAACAAGTGATGGAGCTGGTAACGATAATGTAAACCAGACAATCCAGGATCGGGATCTTTATAAAGCAAATAAAGTGCAGATCAGAAAAGACATTGCTGAGTTTACAAATAAGTTTTATGAGATCCAGGATGCAGAAGTGGGAGAATAATTTTCCATTGATACTATGATAACAATCTAAAAAGAGAAAAGGTAAAGCAAAAATGAAAAATTTTATAAAAATTCGAGCAAGACCCTAAGAGGTCTTATTTTTGTGTGTAAAATAATAATTTTCTAACCAAAGAAAGGAAAGTGAGGGAAATGAAGAAAATGACAAACAATGTAATTGACACATATAACGCAGTGACCGGATCGATCGTTGCCGTACTGAGTTACATTTTAGGCGAACACTGGATTCTTTTTGTGGCTTATCTGGCACTGAATGTAGCGGATCAGTTTACTGGTTGGATGGGCGCGAAGATGGAAGGAAAAGTAAGTTCACGAATTGGCTGGAGAGGTGTCATGAAAAAGTTAGGATACTGGATTATGATAATGGTAGCATTCGGATCATCAGCAGTTTTCATTGAGATTGGAAAAGTAATTGGCGTAGATCTGGGGATTACAACATTACTTGGATGGTTTGTATTGGCGTCATTGCTGATCAATGAGATTCGATCTATCGTGGAAAATTTTGTGGAAGCAGGATATAACGTACCCAAAGCATTAACAAAAGGATTAGAAGTAGCAGACAAAGTAGTAAATAAAGATCAGGAGGAAGAATAATGGCAGTATATAATATTCATGGCGGTCACAACCCCGCAGGTAAGATTGCCTGTGGAGCAAGTGACTTATTAGATGAGAGCAGAGAAGACAGAAAAATCTGCAAAGAAGTCGTAAGGCTATTAAAGAAAAAAGGACATAAGGCATATAATTGTACAGTTAGCAATGGAACTAGTCAGACGGACGTCCTCAGAAAGATCTGTACTAAGTGCAACAAAAGACAAGCAGCATTAGATGTATCAATTCATCTCAATTCTGGTCGCAACGACAGAAAAGGAGATAAGAAAGTAGCAGGAACAGAAATCTGGTGCACTCAGAGTGTAGGGATTAAGAAAACTGTTGGAAACAGAATCTTAGCAAACATGAAAAAGCTAGGATTTACAAACAGAGGAATTAAAACAACAGGAAATCTGTATTATCTTAATCATACGATCAATAAAGCAATCCTAATCGAGGTATGTTTTGTCGATGATCGAGATGATTACAATCTTTACAAAAAACTTGGATACAAGAAGATTGCAAAAGCGATTGCTGATGGTATCGCAGGGTAAAGAAAAATAATATTTCTATGTTACTAATTTGTTACTAAATATAGCATTTTAGAGGCAGTTTAGAAGTATTAAAACATTCAACAAATGGCTTAAATACGATGTTTTGGGCATTTGTTATTTGAAAATATTTATGGTATAATAAGAATATCATAAAAATTCATTGCAGACCGCATGATGTATGTTGCAGATTGGAGGCAAATATGAGCAGAAAAACAA